CTATTGATGACCAGATTAGGGAAATAGAGCAGTTGATTAAAAACACGACAGGAATTAATGACCTTGATGGTCCTTCTCAAGAAATGCTAACAAAGCTTATTGGTAAGCGACAGCAGTTACTGGATGCTAATGAAGCTAACATTGCTGCTTTGCAAGACATAACAGATGAGTGGAAACGCAAGATGGCTAACTTGAAAGCAAAGTTTGATGCTAAACAAATAACGGTTGATGAATTGAACGAACAAATCGCAATGATTAATCAGAAACATACTGCTTTGTCTGAAAGCATTCAAGCTGAAATTCAAATGGGTAAAACAGAGAAACAACTATCAACGAGGATGGCTTATATTACCGATCAAGAAGAAGCTATCAAGGAGTTAAGTAAGGCTAGGTCACAAAATACGTTATTTGATGCGTATGGTGGGGTTTTGAATGATTTCCTTCTTAAACTAACCCCTATATCATCAAGAGGTCCGTTAGGAAACACAAGAGGACTCAAAAGCGCTCGTGCTATACGAGCGTTTGAGGGTAAAGCATTTGTTGGGGAATTTGACGATGAAACAGTTGAGCTGTTAGCGAACGCTATGGCTGCTCTAGGTAAGATACAAGACCCAGATGCAATTAGTTCTTTCTGGAAAGGTTATGACAAATTCTTGAACTATTGGAAAGCTCAAGCTGTTACTAGCCCTGGTTTCTTTATGCGAAACCAGTTAGGCGGTATGTGGATTAATAACCAAATTAACGAAGTGCCAATGTATCAACATGCACGAGTTAGAGAGATACGCAAAATAGCTAGTGCTAAAGGCGACAGGAATGTTCTTCGTGGATTAAATATGTTGGTAGAAGAAGGCAAGTCTTTGAAGTTGCAAGGCCCGATACGCCGTTTGGGTGGTTCGCAAACTGTTGACTTAGAAGAGTTACGTATATTCAGGGATTGGTATGAGACTGGTGTCGCTGGTCAAGGTCAGGTATCTCAAGAAATAACATCTGCATTAGACACGTTAGGTAGACAGAATCAAAGATTCGCTGGATCGTTTAACCCATTCAAAACAGATTTTAAGGGGTTTGCTCTTATTCGTAGACGTAACCAAGATGTTGAGTTTATGTTGCGTGGCGCTATGGCTCATCACACCATGATGGCAGGGCGCAACGTTGACGATGCGTACAGAAACGTTATCAAGTTCCACTTTGACTACAGTGATTTAACGAACGCTGAACGTTCTGTGAAGAAAGTTATTCCTTTCTGGGTGTGGCAGAAGAATGTTCTGCCAGTTCTTATTGAGTCTATGGGTAAGAAGCCAGCAGCTTGGGGTCGTTTGTTGCAGGTAAAGAAAGAGATGGAGCTTACATCTCCTATGGAAGGCATTGTTCCTGAGTACTTTGGTGAGAACATGGGTATTCGTATGCCATTCAAGATGGGTGGCAACAGGGTGTATGTCTTGCCTGATCTTCCTTTCAGGGATTTAGCTAAGTTCACGAAAGATGTTGAGAATCCTTTAGACCTTAAACAAGTGGGTAAGAACGTGTATAGGGTGGCGAGGGAATCTGCGTTGCCTCCTATCAAGTTCCCTATTGAGCATTGGGCTGGTAAGCAAACGTTTGCTGATATTCCTTTGACTGGTAGGTTCCAGCAGGCTCCTTCGTGGGCTAACTTGCCTGGTTTGAAGCAGGCGTTGCTTGCTACAGGGTTAGCGAAACAAAGTAACATTAGTGGTCGTTTGGTTATGACAGATAAGAACATATATGGTTTTGATCAGTTCATGCCTATGTTTGGTCGTTTACGCAGGTTTGTTCCTAACGAACGCAAGAAGCAGGAAGCGTTCTGGACTACTGCTATTAATACAACGTTTGGTACTGGTTTGCGTGTGAACACGCCATCAGAAGTAAGAGCGCAAATATTCCGTCAGCAACGTAAGTGGGCTGACGATTGGCGTAATATGAAAGACATAGAATTTAGAACACGATAGGAACTGTTATGGATAAAACAATTATTAGTAGGGCAGGCTGGAATAGTCGAGGTCCAAAGAAACCATTTAGTTGGTTGAATAAGAAACGTGTGCAGGGTATAGCTTTGCATCATTCTGGTATTAAGAATGGGCCTAAGGGCATGGCTGCTGTGCAGGCGTTTGAGAAACATCATATGGATTCCAATGGGTGGAATGCGATAGCGTACAACTGGCTGGTAGATGAACAGGGAGTCATATATGAGGGGCGTGGCGCTGGTGTCATATCAGCAGCTACACGACCATACAACAGTAAGACTGAATCTATTTGTTATACAGGTGATGGTGACGCTATTGTGCCTATGCAGGCTTTGGAGTCTATTCGTTGGCTTATTAGCGACATACAAAAAAGGTATGATCATAAGTTATGGGTGAAGGGTCATCGTGATTTAGCTGCGACTGCTTGTCCTGGTTCGTTCTTGTATAACTGGTTGCAAGCAGGTATGCCTGTTACGGAACGTAATTTATCTAGCAATGAGTTGAGTGGCGTTAAGGCGCACATAGATCGCTTAGGAGCGTCTTTAGCTAAGAAACCATTGTCGAAGCGCCGTAAGAGTCGTGGTGAGGCTGTGAGGGCTGCTCAGGAGCGTTTAAAGGCACTGGGATTTGATCCTGGTCCTGTTGATGGCGTGTATGGAAAGCTTACAAAGACTGCTGTGTTGGCGTTTCAACGCAGGTACAGGGACTTCTTAATCCAAGATGGGATTATAGGGGTTAATACTTGGAGGATGCTGTTCTCGTAATGGGACAGTGCATGTATAGATTAGGAGGCGATTATGCCAAAAGGTGAAGGTTACGGAAATTTTGAAGAAACGTTTGGTTCGCAAAACGAACAACCATATGATTCTTCTTCTGTTATGAACAAAGCGGATTGCGCTAAAGCTGCTAAAGCTAACGCTGCATTCTTAAGAAATACTAAATTTGGGAATGCTGCCAGTGGCGGTAGACCATTTGGAAAGTAGGAGACAATGGCAAGAAAGTATGGTTCAGTAGACGCTGCGAGGCGTAGAACAGCTACTCGAAAGAGTACTCGTAAACCTGGTGGGGGCAGGACTAAAAAGAAAGTTCAGCGAGCCGCTGCTAAAGCTGCTCCTCCTGCTGCTAGTGAACGTTACGGTCCTGGCGCTACTAAGCGTAAAGGCACTCGTAAACCAGGTGGTAATGCTGCTGCTGCTAAGAGGCGCAAGACTAAAGCAATGACTAAAGCTGCTGGCAAGTCAGCACCTTCATATATTAAGACTAAACCCAAAGTCAAAAAACCTGGAGAGCACAAGGGTCGTAAGCCTAAAGCTTCTAAGGGCGCTAGTAAACCTGGTGAGCATAAAGCTCGTAAACCTAAACGTGTTGCTAAGAAACCTAATGAGCACAAGTCTAGGAAACCTAAACCTCGTATAGAGCATCAAGGTAGAAAACCTAGAAAGTCACGCAACGTAGCTCATGGTAGTGGTAGCGGAATAGATGCAATGAGCATCAGTGACAAATTCTATAAAGGAGCTTTGGGAGCCGCTCTGGATAGGGGTATTAAGAAAGCTGCTGCTCAAAAAGTTAAGGAAAAAACTAAAGGTCGTTCCACTTACAAGAAAGGTGGGGGGATTCGATAATGCCTGGCAAAAGAATGGGTGGTCGAATATCTAAGACAAGAAGACCTTCTAGAAGAACTCCTAGACCCAACTTAGGTAGAAGGCCTGTGCGTAAAACACGCACAACTAAAAGACCAACTAGGAGATATAGATAATGGCAATGTCTCTACAGGACTTGCTTGCCGCTATATATGGTGGTGAAGGCATGTCACCTATTGGTCAGGGGTTTTCTCCTGCTTCTAGGATGCCTCAAGGTGGAGGAAGAGGAGATGCACGTTTAGGTCCACGACCATTGAATCCTAAACCACGACCTCCTATGAAACCGCCTGTAAGACCTTTACCTGGCAGGCCAGGTAGTGGACCTAGCCAAGCCAGACCTCTGCCTAGCATTAAACCTAGACCTGGTAGGCCAGCTCCAGCGCAAGATGGGATGCGACCTATGCCTCTTATCATAGACAGGGATGATCCTAATATGCCATCTCAATTCATGGAACAGTTAGGGAAACCTAGAGGGTCATTTGCTGGTGAACGTGTAGAACCCCAGTTGCCTCAATCCATGATGCGACCTGCTGTTGCTCCTCCTCAAATGAATGAGCAGGAACTTATGGAAATGTTATTTGCAGCATATCAGGATAGGAACATGTCTGGTCGTAACAGGGGCGCTAGAGGGTTTCGAGGTAGGCCAGTAACAGGAATATAATGCCTCTCAAACGTGGGTCTTCTCAAGAAGTGATTAGCCATAACATAGGTAAGTTAATCATGGAGGGTAGACCACGCAAACAAGCAGTTGCGATAGCATATGATAAAGCGAAGAAACGGAAAAGAAAATGACAGAACAACTTAAAGTAGGTTCATGGGACTGGGTAGAGCGAGCAGCTTGGACAGCAGTTCAAGCGTTCGTAGCTGTATTCGTGGTTACTGATCTTTCTACGTTGCGTAGCGCAGCTACTGCTGGTTTAGCAGCTTTGATTTCTAGTGTTAAGACTGTAGCGAAGGATCGTCTGAAAGGATAGCTCATGCCAGATAATCAGTTCGAGGATCAATGGGCTGAGTGGATGGCGTTAGAGGGGCTAGACATTGAAGAGGAACTTGTCCAGGAAATAAGAGACAATATAACCAAGTTGGACATTCATGATGGCACGCATGGTCAGTGGCATGAGGGGCAACTAGGTGTGCTTATAGTCTTTGATGGTGATGAGGCACGCAATATTGTTAAGCATTGGAAAGAGTCAGCTAAGGGTAATCTTATTTCGTTGACTTGTATTCTTAACTGGGTAGAGGGTTTCTCATATTTCTTGCAGGATTGTATTCAGACGAGGGATTTAGAGTCCTAGTTTATCTCTAACTATTTTATGTTCTAGTAGGAGCTTACGCATTTTGTCAGCTAGAGCATCTCGTCTTCGAGCGAACGTTGTCTTAGGCATGTTCAGTGCTCGTGCTACGAAACGCATGGATAGTCCTATGTCTACGAGCATGTGGTATATCCATTGTTCTTCTTCTGTAAGTTGGTTAAACATGTCTTCTACAGCGAGGCGTAGTTCTTCATGTTTCTGTTCGTGTAGTTCTGTTGAAATGTCAGGTTCAAAACCTGGTCTAGCGTGTAGTACTGCTTCTATTTCTGTTTCAAAGTGTCGTTGGTTGAGTCCTTGTATTGAGTTTCTTGTGCGTACAGGTCGCAGTGATGGAAACTTTAGTAGTTTCAATCTGTTAAAGATTTCTTCTCCCCCTATGGGGTCAATCACTGGCCCAAGGCAAAAGCTTGGAACTTATTGAAAAGTATTTTTTGCCTTCATGGAAGTTACCTAAGGGAACATCATTCTTATTAATGATGTTCATTAATTCTCTGAATTGTACCTCTGCGTAGGTTTGCCTAGTTGATGACCATACCCATAGGTAGAGGGGTGCGCCTGTTCCATCCCACCATTGCATAGCTGCGATCTTCTCTAACTTTATTTTCAATGGTGTCCTCCCCATACCCATGACTTCTACCAGCCTGGTTGGATCTGCTTGCACATAGTCTGGTGTGTAGCGGATTACATGTGGGAGATAATGAAACTTGGTTACGTTCTTGGGTCTATTGAAACCAAACCTAGCCCATTGTTCGTTGACTCGCTCAAAGTGTCCTTCCGCTTCGTCACCCATGTGCTGGTATCTGTATTGGTAAGGAGCTTGATTGAATTGTGTGTCTGTCACTTTTTCTTTCCTACGAGTCGATGTATCTGGCGATC